TCTGGAACCGGAAGCTAGGCGAAGCGCAGGACCTGTTCTGGGGCGCGCATATCGAATACAGTCAGAGGATGCCGGAAGCGACAAAGCTGGCGCGCGAAGCGTCCGCAGCTGGTGACTTCTCCGCAGCTCGTTCTCTTTGGGCGAAGGAGGCGGAGGACGGCCGGCAGTTCTACTCCAGAGCCTTCCGACGCGTGGATGCCTATATCGACGGACTGGAACAGGGAACCGCACACTTGTCTCAGCAGGGTGTAAAGCTGCCGTTCACGGAAACCAAGCGGACATTTACGCAGTGGAAAGCGATGTGGGAGGAATTCCACGGCACAAAGAACAAGATCATTGAGGATTTCTTCGCCTCGCCTGAGGGCAAGTCCTTCGACGATGTGCAAAAGCAACTTGATAAGATGTACTCCACAGCCATTGAGGAAGAAGATCGATTCGCCCAACGGCTCGACGACACCATTGCCGCCATGATCCCCGATGAGTCTGCCCGGACTGCCTACATGAACGCACGCGACGCGCTTGCCGAACTCAGGCGAACGGATAAGACGAACGTTGCGAACATCCGCCGCGAGATCGCCGATCTACCTAAAGACGAACGGCAGGCAAGATGGAATGAGTTTTGGACAGATCGAGCGGCACGCTACCAGGAGATGCGGAGCGTGGATGCGGCAAGTGTTGCCATCCAGCAGGGCGACCCGAATGCCATGGATTTGTTCGCACCTGCGAACACGCAGGCGGCGGAAGGTGAATTTGATATCTACCGTGTGGCAAATGATTACGGCGTATCTTCTGCGACCGGCACCGGCGCAAGGAATGATCGGCGTGTTCTCAATACTGTGAACAAGTATGCAGGCACCGATTTGGTTGAAGGCGTCACAACAGACAATATACAACCCGGTCAGAAATTCAAGCTATACCGCGGTGAAGGAAAAAACGTGCCTGGAGAAGGTCCAGGTGGCGATTGGTGGACGACTGACATTGAAAAAGCAAAGAAGTATGGAAAAGTTCGGGAAGTCACTGTAAGTTCAGATGACATCAAAGGTCATTTTGCACAGGGTCACGGCGGGAATACAGAATTTGTATTTCCTGATAAGAAGCCAGATGAGCTAACGACGATAAAAAAATACACCAGCGTCGCAGACATCCCCGAAGATGTTGCCCGCCAGGCATTTGAAACCAGAGCCACGCAGAAGGGCATCAAGCCACTCGCCGCAGCTCGTCCACAGGTAACACCCAACTTTATCGCCGACGTGCAGAAGGTTATCCCCGACCCCGCACCCATTGACCTATCCCTCGACATGATGGCATACGGCCGGCAGTATGGAATGCTGGACGAGATCGCCAAGGGCGCAAAGACGGCCGCGCAGAAAACGCCGACGATGCTCAAGGATCTTCCTCAGGAATTGCAGGATGAAGTCTTGCGGGCGGTTGGGAACATCAAGAACGACTTCGCATCCACCCGCTACCAGGCTATGAAGTTCGGCGAGTGGCGGAGAGATTCGGCGCTCCTGAATTACAACCGCCGCACCAATTTCGATAACTACCTCGGGCACGTGGCGCCGTTCGTGTTCTGGTCCACATCATCCATGTTCCAGTGGGCGGTGGAATCCATCGACCGCCCTGCCATGCTCACCAACTACCTGAGAGCCAAGAAGTTCCTTGCCACAAATGGACTGGAACGGGACGGCATGGCAAGCAGAACCAAGGGCAAGATCCGCGTTGAGTTGCCTTTTGCTCCCGCGTGGATGGGTGAACAGTTCGTAGATCCGCTGCGGCTCCTACTCCCCTTCGACAACTGGGTTGCTCCCTTCGAGCAGTTCCAGAAGGACCAGGAAGGCGCGGCCGGCAGAACGACCCGAGTGCTGGATCAGTTGCTTGCCGATGACAAGATCTCTCAGGAAGATTACGACCAGGCAGTAGCCAGTCAGGAGGGCGCAACGTGGGATTATGCCGAAGCACAGATGCAAGCCAATGATGAGAGCGATCGCTACGACGCCTGGGACTTTGGTACTGCGATGGCATCCCCGCACGCGCCGATCATGTGGGCATATAACGCAGCATTCGGAGACAAGAAGGATATCGGACCATTCAGCCCGTTGTCACGGATCGCGCGCAACACCGCGACCATGCTGGGCGTGGAGGATTGGAATAACTCGAAATGGAACCTGGAAGCGAAGGTGCGAAAGCAAATGGGCTTGACCGCCTACGACAAATGGGACGATTACCGCATCGACCGGGCACTCTCGGACCTGGCCGGCGATGGCTCGTATACGCCAGATGAAGTCAAGGAAGCCATGGCGATCTCAGCGCTCGTCCAATCTGGGAAGATGAGCCCGGAGGATGCCAAGGCGCAATCCGAAGCCTACCGCGAAGGCGTGAAGCGTTCCAACCAGGAATACACGGGCGGAGCTGCGGCGTTCGGGTTAGGACTCCTTGGAATCTCCGTGACATCTGTGCCGCAGGGAGAGAACAACCTGCGCACGCTCCAGGACGATTTCGGAAACGCCTATGGCAAGTACAAAGCCGCCAATGATTCGCTTGAGGCGTATCTTGACGCGCACCGGGAAATGGACGAAGATGAAGCAGCTGCGGCGTGGGAGAAAGCGAACCCCCGTTTGGCAAAAGACGGCGACGCGCTTACCGACTTCTTCGATGCACATCCTGAGTACGAGACGCGGCTGGGATTGTTCGATAAGCCGGAAGAGAAGCTGCACAAGTTCTATATCGATCAGGTATGGAAAACGTTCAACGAGCTGCCGAAGGTAAACCAGGACGAAGCCCGCGAACATCTTGGGCAGGAATTCCAGGACGCCTTTATGAACAAAGCCACGCGCAGTTATGACGACATTCCGGTCGAGACGATGGTAGTGTGGCTCAAGATGCTGCACACGGATCCACTTGGAGGACTGACGGCTGATCAGCGGCTGCTTGTGAATTTGTATGGAAAAGTGAAATTCACAGATCCCGAGACTGCCAACCGTGTCCAGGTATTCTATGACACACGCAAGGGGCAGTTTGAAGATTTCTACAAGCTGCAGAATGGCTACTATGAACTGCCGAAAGCAAAGCGCAAAGCCTATCTTGCCGCGAACCCGGAACTCAATCAATACTGGACATTCAGGCGGAACTTCATGCGCGACAATCCTGATCTTGTGCCTTATCTGACCGACGATGAAAAGGCGATTGCAAAAGCCAAGAACCAGACCCGCAATCCTGACGTTGCCATCCCGACTGCGCAGGAGATCCGTGTCAACCTGGACCCGGACACGCAGGAGCTGCTCTACTCGTATTTCACCAGCGGCAGCCAGCTTCCGCCCGTGGTGCTGCGTGAGCTGGACTACATCGGCGCGTCGCAGGGAATGACCGGCGAACAGGTCCTGAATATCATCGGTGGAGGACAATACAACCAGCCGTAACCAATTCGCACGATGCAAGAGAGTGGATTTATGGTAATATAACGCAAATGCGGAACCCGTAAGGGAACCGCGCCAAGTGAATAAACACGACCTTCACATTGCTGGAGGTCGTGTTTTTATTTTGTCAACGAAAGGAAAAGTAAACAATGACCGGACAAAGCCAGAATGACGGTGCGGTTCCTGATAGTGGTCAAGGTGGCACGCCAAGCCAACCTTCATCTCCTCAGACACCAGCGCCCTTTGACGGTGATGCTGCACAATTGCTCGGCACACTTCTTGACCAAAAACTGAATGAACGTTTTACCGCCTTTGAGAAAAGCCTTGGAGAAAGAGTAGGCAGGGCGCAGGGAGCGGCAGACCGTTCATCGAATGCGGTTCGAGAACTGGCGGCAAAGATCCAACAGTATGAAAAACAAGGCTTCACACGCGACGAAGCGATTGCGGAAATCGAAAGCGATAACGCAGAGGCGCAGTGGCGCTCAGGCCTTGAAAAGAAACTGGATGATCTGGCGGGACGCATCGCGAACGGTGGCACGCAAGCGAGCGGACAGCAGGCGGTGGCAAAGGTCTTTGAAGCAATCGGGCTGGACACGAAGGACCCGCGTGTGGCGAGTGCGCTTTTGACGCAGTACAAAACTGCTGAAGAGGCGGAGCTTGCTGCATACCGGCTCCAGCACCAGATCCAGCAATCCCCCAACCCCAACCCTGCCCAGAACGCTTCCTTGACAGGCAGCACCACGCCAGGAGCGGCAAGCCTGGATGCCGTCTATGCTCAATATGCAGAGGCATTCAAGAACCCAACCCAAAACGCGGAACTGATGAAAAGCCTGGAAGCGCAGATGAAACAACTGGGAGGCTAATTCTTAGGAGAACAAAATGCCTGTTGCAGGTTTTCAAACCACAAGCAACCTTTCCAGTGCACGTTGGGCGAAATACTTACCCGATTACGTGCGCGCCGCACAGTTCGAACGCGTCTATGACGCCTTCGCCATGGGTGCGGTCGTCCCTGACGAACGCATGAGCGACTTGTTCAAGTCCTCGTCTATCAACCTTCAATTCCTGTCCGAACTTGAGCCGGGCACGGCAACCATCCCTGAAACCTTGGACGTGTCCGCGACCGCAATGCGGGATGCCACGTTCCAGATCACGCCAACCAGCCGTTTCGGGCTGATCGAAGCCTCTGAAGCTCTGATGAACCAGGCCGGCACGAATTACCCGTCTGAGCGGTTCTACATGCTCGGCAAGCATCACGCGATGACGCTCGACCTGATCGCCAACAACCAGGCTAACCAGGGCGGCTCCGTTACGCGTTCTGCTGCACGCACTTCACTCGACGCCGGAACTTCGGCAGATCGCTTGCTTGCATCTGTGTTCACCAATGCCCAATCGAATCTCATGGATAAGCAAGTACCCGGCTTCCTGGATGCAGGGCGATCCATGTGGTTTTCCATCATGCACCCGTTCGCACATGCGGACCTGCGCGCCGACACCCCCATCCTCACAACTGGTGAATACCAGAAAGCCAACATCATCCTCAAGCACGAACTCGGCGAGCTTGGACCGTTCAAACTGATCGTTACCCCCAACGCCAAGGTTTTCTACGGCGGCGGAGCGGCCAACGGTTCAGCCATTGAGACAACCCTCAACGGTGCGGTTTCTGCACTCGCCAAAACCATCGTCGTGGCCTCTGCCACCAACATCGACGTTGGCGATTTTGTGATGATTGGTACGCACGAAACCGGCGATACCCACTACCCCACCAATGAGCGCGTGCAAGTCGTGTCAGTCGTTTCAACAACCATTGGCGTTTCAGGCTCCGGTCCGAACGGTGGTCTGCGCTATGACCATGCCCACGGTGATGCAGTCTCGAATGATGACACCGTTGCATCAGTCACTTTCGGTGGACCCAAATCCCTTGCCAAGGTCTACGACCCAATCGTGGGCGAATACGGCGAAATTCTGCCGCCTGAGCGCGTGGGCGCCCTGAAGCATATCTTCCAGCTCGGCTGGAAGTGGTACGGCAACTATACCCGTTGGAATGAGTCCTATCTGCTCCGCCGGGAAGTTTCCGTCAGCGCGGACGCATAAGGAGATTTGAAATGGCTACCTGTGGAAATAAGAACTTGCACTACCTGCCCCCAACAGAACCCAAAGAGATCGCTGAAAAGCTCGAGGGTACTGTTCTGATATGCGTCCTCGACGCAAAGCACGCTGGCGATCACCAGGCTCCTTATCCCGATGAGGACACGGAGCACAAATGGCAAAACGCCTTTTGGTCCGATGCCGCCAATGTTCCGATCATTGATCGGAAATTCGACAAGAAGAAAGGTGCGGCTAAGGAATCTCCTAAAGCCGCGCCCGTAAAGAAAGGCGAATAACCATGTCACTCTGGGCGAATGCTATCAGAAACTTTTCAGCTAAGGTCGCCGCATATCAGATTGTGGCGGATGACTTGGGCAAGACTTTCACGAATCGCGGTGCAACCGCTTCGGTTGCGTTCACACTGCCCCCGATCAACACCATTCAAGCAGGCTGGTGGTGTCGGTTCTTCGGGGTTACCAACGCTGGCTTTTCGGTTGTGTCGCACGGCTCTTCCGACAACATCGTATCCCTCAATGATGCAACCGCCGATTCCATCACCATGACCACCAACTCGCTCGCCATTGGCGCTGCGATTGATATTTCGTGGGACGGAACCGGTTGGTGTGCCGAACGCGCAAGCGCAGGCAATACCTACACCACGGCGTAAGCCTGGTTTAGGAGAGATTGGATTATGCACTGCTTTGTGATCGGGAACGGGGCCAGCCTGAAATCGGCTGACCTTGACCTGATCACAAAGCAGCCATCCATTGCCTGTAATCGCATCAACCTGATCTATCCCGAGACACGCTGGCGGCCGACGATCTACGTCCACCCCGAATCGTTAGCTCCCGATATTCCGTACATCCAGGAGAATATCGATCTCGGAATTGAGTGCTACATCGGCGAACATTTCCAGCCAGACATCAAAACTGCTCCGAATGTCCACTGGATCAAGGATTGTCACCATCACCTGCTGCCGTTCTACAGCGAAGAATTACCGGACGAGTGGCACCTGCCGCAACCCTGCACCTTTGGAGGCTCCGTGAATTTCGCCATGCAGATCGCAGCGTTGAACGGTGCCGACGAGATCATCCTGATGGGTTGTGACCTGCTCTACAAGACCCGCAACCGGAGCCACTTCTCGCCACTGTACGAGCATGGCGGAGAACAACCCCCATTCCTTGCCGCTCGCAATGCGTTTTATGGACATATCCAGGCAATGAACTACATCAAGCGCAGGCATCTGAACCTAAGGGTTTATAACGCAACACCCGGCGGGATGCTGGAAGTCTGGGAAAGGGTCGATTTGTTGTATGCCGCAAAATAACCGGATCTTCCTGGTTGGCAATGGCGCAAGCCTGAAGAACACTGACTTGGACCTGCTGATCGGCAAGCCTTCGATGGCGGTCAACAAGATCCACAAGATCTACCCCTTCACCCACTGGCGGCCGACCCATTACATCAAAGTGGATTTCTCCGCCTTCGACCCGGACGACTGGAAAGGCGAGATCCTGGGGCACGTTCGCAGTGGCGAACAATGCCTGTTGTGGGATGCCTTTCAAGAAGGCGCGGACGCTAGTGATGGCAATTATGAATACATTCATGACGGCATCGGCGATTTTGAGAACGTGCGCTACATCCCGCGCTGCGAGCATCACTATGAATTCAAAGGTGCATGGCACCACATTTGCACAGGTTTGAATTCCATCCTGACGATGGCGATCTGGGCAGTGGAACTTGGATACAAAGAAATCGTTCTGGTGGGTTGTGATGGCCACTTCAGCACGCCGCCCGAGGATCATTTCACAGAAGATTATTACTTGGCCTGGGACGCGCTGTATGCCATCCGCAACAACCGCAACGTGATTCAGGCGCATGACATTATTGCCCGGCAATGCCCGGTTCCCATCTACGATGCGACGGTGGGTGGGCACCTGACCCATTACCCGAAAGTGAAACTGGAGGACGTATGTTTGAGCCTGGATACTCCAAAATCAAAACCCGCGACGGCGGCAA